AAAAATATGTAAAGACTATTTATGAATAATTTACCATTGGAGCCCGTTAAAATCTTTATAGTTAAATACTGTTGGGTCCTTACTAGGTACTTCAAGACATTGAAGAGACGTAAAGATATCTCTGTATTTTTCGTATGAAGCATATCTGTGTGGTATTGATGCCACATAGAATCCCGGATCTGCCTCTTCTCCGTAAGGAGCGAGAGAAGGCTGGATGCACTTAAGATTCTTGATATAAGTATATATCCTAGATATGTTCTGATTTGTCAACACATCTTCCGTGTGAACCACTCCTAGCCCCGTGAAATTTACTTCGGCGTCAAGCCTAGAGAGAGAGTCTAATACAGACTCCCACTCTTTAAAGCTCGGCCTCGTTGGGGAAGGCCCATTCCAGAAATAGGACTGTCTCATAACGTGAGGCACATACGCGTAATCTCCTCGGGAGATTACGTGGTGTAGTACCATGTTATAGATATCCCCTATTACTGTAGTGTAGTTATTCGCAGCGATATGTTTCACCTTCTTTATAGCGGTGTTAGCCAATACAAAGAGGTACTTGGAGGTATATAAGTTGAGTTCTTCGAACTCTTCTTCATTATACTTAAAAGTCCTATCTTTGATTAGCTGCTCGCTTAAAGGATCGGACCCATTATATTCATACTGGTCTATGTTCTGATGGAAATCAGAATTCAATAGCTCCCATTTGTCTATAATGGACCCCAGAGTAGAGAAGATACTATGTATGATTGCGTCTCTCTTACAATTTTCGAGCAGACTAGGGTCCGCTTTAAACATTATAAGTAGTGGATCGCAGTTAAACAGATCTTGAAAGCTTGCTTTCATAGATCTATTTATTAACATACTAGTAGGGCTTGGATACATCTCAGAATATAGGTAGAGCGCCTTGATAATATCAGGGTAATCTTTCCTATTATTTCTAATGTAATCCATAGGTATCAACGTTTCAACACCTCTCTCTAACAGATGTTTAGCAACCTCGAACAACCCAAAAGGGTTTTCGAAAGCCGCGCGACAAATGTTAGCAGAGATTCTAGACACGTCTTGTCCATAATTTAAATTCCTCGAAACGTACTCTCCCACATAGTTACTATGTGAGTCAGTACTCTTCGTCTTATTTAAATTAATTTCAAGGCCGATCACTTTTGTATAATAATCAAATATTATACTATCGGGATCGTAACACCATAGATCATCTCCAACTTTGTTGAAAAGGATATTATCCTCATAAACAAAATTACGAGTTTCCGAAGTAGGGATGCCATAATATAATTCATATAGCATCTCCAAAAGGATGAGATCTGTAAGTGTAGCAATGTCAAAAGAACCATTGGTACCCATTCCTTGACCCCGTCCATATCGGACGGGACCTGTCTTTATGCCCGCTACCTCCCACTCACACATCACCACTAGGTCATACCAAGCATCTGCGAAAATATCTCCATATAGTGTTTTAAGAACTATATATTGATATAACGCAGGGAAACCGTCAGTCCAGGAGACGACATCATAAGATTTCGTGCCCGGTCGGATGTTTCCCTTCAGCTTGTTAAACCCTGCTGCGTGATTCAGGTTGGAGTTAACATTGTCAAAATATTTATGGATTAGAGATTGAACGTCTAGCATCAGCGGTTTTAGTAAAACCTGAGTCCAGTAGTCAGAAATGGCTACTACACGGGATTTATTTCCCTTATCAGGTACTGAGGTAATAACCCTCAACCGCACTTTCCTACTTTCTGATTTTCGCCTCCTCGAACGATTGTTCTCAGAGGTGGATTTCGGAGGTAGCGGGTACGCGGCATAATCTTCGATATATTTTATAAGTCGTTGATTACCGCTTGCGTCGGCTAGCTTTCGAAACGGTTCGAACAGTGTCGAAGACACAAGAGCAATTGCTTCTTTGTGTGCTGACACATGTTTCTTCACGTTGTTGGGTCCCTTCGCGACGAGTTTAATAGTAGGCCGGGTTATTAAATCCGGGTTATTATTATACTCGTTTTTGATTGCCCAAGAGTGTACATAGTTTTCAAACTCTGTCACTTTTTGGGGATCAATATTGAAGGTCCTGGCTAAATCCACGATGTCAATCTTCTTATTGTCTCTTACTAGTCTGTTAAGATATAGTAGCGACCTTAAGACACGATCTGACACCGGACATTTCTTTGAAATCACGTTATAAGCTAATTCCTGAAGCGTCCAAAGACACTTAGGAAACCTCAATTTCTTTGAGGTCGCGACGAAAGGTAGTGGTTCAGGGTTTTCCCCTTCCACGAGCCTAATGATATACAACCGTATAGCATTAAACCTTTTTGTTCCGTCTATAACACCATGGTTACTGATCGTACAGTTGTGGAAATCCACGACTTGATCTACCATGTCTGTTATCGTAG